TTGATAAAGCATCAGCTGCTATAAAAAAACTTACGACAAAAAAACCTGTCAAAGAAGATGCAGAGCAGGTTGAAGAAGGCAGCGAGATGCAGAACCTTGCCAAGTCACAGGCAAGTGCTGTTGTAAAGCGTGAAGTTCAGCAGAAGAAAGCAATGTTTGCGAAGAAAGATTCTGTTGATAAGCAAAAGTTCTCAAAGGCAATGCAGAACATCAAGGCAGGTGATGAGGTAGAGATGGATAGCAAGACCGTATTCATGGAACGTGCTATCGCTATCCTTGGCGAAGAGTTTGCCGATGCATCATATGAAGCATTGGTTGAGGAAATTGTAAAGCGTGGTCGTGGTCGTCCTCGTAAGGATGGCAGCACAGGTCCAAAGCCTGCACCAACAGGACCAAAGCGTGGTCGTGGTCGTCCTCGCAAGGATGCAGGATCTGCGTCAGCAGCATCTTCATCAACCGCAGACACCGATAAGGATCGTGAGCATATTGTAATGGGTCTTCGTAAGGCTGTATCACTTCGTGGTGAGCATCATGTTAAGTTTGCAGACGGTTCTTCACACAAGATTCCCGCAGAACATGCACAGAGAGCATTGAAGATGCATGATAGCTTAAGCAAGCCATCAGAGAAGATGACATTCGCTCGCAAGTTAGCAGCAAGTCACGACTCATTCAAGAAGGCATTGCAGGACAAGAATCCTGGTGCAGAAGAAACAAAGAAGACAGGTATCACTTTAGCAAAGAGAGCTGACTAATGCCACTTATTATTGGCGGTAAAGTTGTAAACCTATCGGAGCCGGCTAAAGCGCCGGCTCCCGAAACCAAAGTTGTTTATGTTAAAGAAACTGATAATGCAACCGCAACCCCAAATATCAATATTGTGGTTGAACACACAACAGAAGAACAAAAGACATTGAATAGACGTTATGTTATTGAAAGAAATAATTTGAAAGGTGTTGCTTCTGGAGACACATCTTTAGTTGTTAATGGTAAACAAAAGAGTATTGGTAGAAAGTCACATTACTTGCTCGATATGTTGACTTTAGATGACTAATAAATAATAGAAAATCGTTCAGGAGGAACAAAAATGTCACAATGGAAGAATACAGATGCAGCGGGCAATTCAGTATTGTGGGCCCCTACATCAGTCAAGTTAGCACCTAACAGTGCAAACAGAGACAATCTATACGAAAACACAACACCAGACGCTTTCACAACTGGTCAAACAGTTGGTCAGTTTGGTGTAGACGTAACAGAAGTTGGTGTAACAAACGGTTCTATCGTTTCATATACCATCACATTCAATGGTTCAGGATATAGCGCAAATGCAGTCGTTACTGTTTCTGGTAACGCTACATCAAACGCTACTGCAAACTCAACTGGTCGTATTTCAGCAGTTAACGTAAATACTGCTGGTTCAGGATACACTGGCGCAGTTCCAACAGTAACAGTTGCTGCACCTGCTGCACAGACATTCAACTCAAATACAGCAGTTTACAAGGATGCAACCTTTAACTCAGATACCGGCGTTGCAAATACAACTGACTTCATCACAACAGCATCTGCACACGGATTCTCAAACGGTGACTTGGTTCAGTATCGTACCTCAACAGGCAATACTGCATTGACCGGATTGACTAACGCTGCTAGTTACTATGTTCGTTACGCAAACTCAACAGCGTTCAAGCTGTCAACATCAGCAACCAGTGCAAACTTAGATTTGACTGCTGCTGCTTCAGGTGAAACAGGTCATACACTTCGTCGTGTAGGCCAGGGTTATATCACATTGACAGGTGCAGGATTGTTCTTGGCAGGTGACTATGTAACATATGCAGCTGCATCAGGCAATACCGCATTGACCGGATTGACTTCAGGAAGCAAGTATTACATTGTAAATGCAAACTCAACTGTTGTAGCATTGTCTGCAACAAAGGGTGGCAACGCAATCGTATTGACACCTGGCGTATCAGAAACTGGTCACTCAATCACCGGTGAAACTGCAACAGCAGCAGCTGTTCTTTCATACACTGGTCACCAGGTTGCACACGCTGGTTGGGTTCTACGTACAGTAGGAACAGGTGGACGTGCAGGTCGTGTACAGTATGAGACATTGGTTGCAATGGGCTCAATGACTGGCGACTCAGACGATACAGTATTCAAGGACGCCTAATAAATGACAGATAGAGCGAAAAAGATTAGTGAATTACAAGCGACAACATCCGTAGCAAATACGGATAAGTTGGTGGTGTTGAAGGATCCTTCTGGAACTCCATTAACACGCTCTGCAACCGCTAATGTTTTCGCTCTATCTATTGGTCCTATTGCAAGATTGGACCTTCCGGGTGCTGTGCATACATTAGCTAATACAACAGCAACATCAAATGGCACAAGCAATGTCACTTGGTTGTCAGTGTCTAACACATATATGTTCCATGTATTGTATACTGCTGTTGATCAAAATACAGGTGACAAGAGTATAGGTGAAATTTTTGTTGCGGCAAATACTTCCGTAGCAAATAGTGAAAATCAATATACTTCTAGAAAAATCGGAAGCAATCCTGTAAATGTATTTGTAAATCCTGCCGTCAATTCGACCATAATTTATATGACATTCAATAGAGATTCTTCTTCAACAGCTAACGTAAAGTTTAATTATAGACTAACAACTTATCCTGGCTAATATATGAATGAACGTCTTGATGACTCAAATTTTATTTTGTACTGCGCTAAACATTATGACAATCCACAATGCCATGATACTGAAGAATTTTACGAGGATCTGAGACGTATTAAATACATTAAGAAATTGATAACACGCTATATCATCACAGGTGAATTGAAAGAACGATTGATATTAAACCACATCATCATTCTTAACAATGTATTTGGACCACACCATCTTTGTCGAATATTATTTCTGAAGATGGAAAAACAACTAAAGTACGTGAAGCCCTTTTTAATTATGTTGGAAATACTCCCTGAACGAGTAAACAACATAGGTAAAGAGGGCAAATTTTTTATAACAGACGAAATAGAAATGGATCTTAAGATAGTAGAGGCACTAAGAAATATATGAAGAGTATTAAAGAAGAAGGTGAAGCGATTGCCCCTACAAATTCAACAGCAGGGGTAGCCTCTTTAAACCCTAATGATCCACGTAACCCACCGGTGTTCAAAAAGAAGAAATTTCTTAAGGACATATTAAAGAGAACTAAGGTGAAATGAAGATGTCCGATCTAAACGAACTGTCAAAGCAAGTAAGTGAACTTCGTGCCGATATGGCGCAAATAAACACATTAGTAGATCGACTAGACGTCACTATTGAAAAGTTAACAGAGGTATCATCAAGTGTTTCGCAGCTTCTCGCCGTGCAAGGTAGCAGACTAGATCAACAAGAAAAATCTAGCAACCAACTCTCATTACTGTTGGAGAAGCGCAAAGACGAATTTTCAGAGAGTGTTGAAATCTTGCACAAGCGCATCAATACAACAGAAAAAGATTTCAAGTTAGAACTTGAAAAATTAAACGAAAAAATATTAACTGAGATGAAAGCTATTCGTGAAGAAAGCAAAAACAATCACGCAGCTTTAAACAAAAAAATATCTGATATGGAAAAGTGGATGTGGATTGTCACAGGCGGCGCCATGGTTGTTGGTTTCTTATTATCAAAAGTCATCAATGTGAGCAAATTCTTCGGTTGACAATTCCTACAATGCCTGTATAATGCATATGCAGGTTTAAAGTATAGGATTATATTATGTCTTGGTTAGAACAAAAATACATCAATTTGATGTCTGGGCGTTTAGAACGCTTCAAACGTAAATCAGCAAATCTTTGGAACTTTCGGTGTCCCGTTTGTGGTGACTCCGATAGCAATAAATCCAAAGCACGTGGGTATATTTACGAAAAGAAATCTAAGTATGTGTTTCACTGTCACAATTGTGGCGAAACACTTTCACTGAATAAGTTCATTAAGCATGTTGACAACAACTTGTATAATGAATATATTAAAGAATCGCTAGTAGAACAAGGTTTGCATAAACCTAGTGAAGTACAAGAGTTCGCTGTAAAGATGAAACCTCCTGTATTCATAAAGGACAATGCGCCTTTAAAGGTTCTTAAAAAGATTTCACAATTAAACGCAGATCATCCTGCAAAACAATACGTTGTAAATCGTAAGATACCTACACCATATCATGCGAAGTTATTCTATTGTGCAAAGTTCAAATCGTGGGTCAATTCTTTCATGCCTGATAAGTTTGAAGATACGACCTATGATGAACCTCGCCTGATTATACCATTCATTAATAAGGATGGTGTCATGTTTGGATTGCAGGGCAGATCGTTCAATCCAGACGATAAGCTCCGATATATAACAATCATGGTAGACGAAACCCAACCACGTTTTTATGGGTTAGACGCCATGAATTTATCACAACCAGTATATGTTTTTGAAGGTCCTATCGATAGCATGTTTGTTCCGAATAGTATTGCTAGTGCGGGTGGCGATGCTATGAGGGAGTTGAATATTTTAAATATTGACAAGTCCCCCTTTGTTGTTGTATATGATAATGAGCCTCGTAATCCGCACACAATCAAAAAGATTGATCGTGCTATTCGTGAGGGTTATAAGGTTTGTATATGGCCAAATTCTGTTGAAGAAAAAGACGTCAATGATATGGTTCTAAAACGAATCTATAAACATGACTACGTGCCTACCGAAAAGATAACCCGTATTGGTAATGATATTAAGGAAGTGATAGATACATGTACATTCGAAGGATTAGAGGCAACACTAAACCTAAAAAATTGGAAAAAGGTATCCATGGGACACTAGCACAACAAGAAATCGCTTACGCTTATCTAGAAGGTAAGCACGGTGCTCTTGATGATGATTGGGGTTTCTATATAAACACTACACAAGAATACAAAAATAACCGTGAAAAGATGATGGCTTTTATTAAAGGATACAATGACCATGAACGGCGTTAAATTGATCGCTATGACACACTGCAACATTCAGATTCCAATTGAAGGTAAACCTGATACATTTCATCTTATGAGCGCAGAAAGTTTTATCGCTTATTGTGCCCGTGTGTCTAATCCTGCTAATCAGAATAATCCTGATAGCGAAAAGTTGTTGAAGTATCTTGTGAAGAACAAGCACTGGTCGCCGTTTGAGATGGTGCATGTTGTTATGGAAATAAACACAACGAGGGATATTGCTCGCCAGATTCTTCGTCATCGGTCATTCTCATTTCAAGAATTTAGTCAGCGTTATGCAGAAGTTACTGAAATGCATCCTCCGAGAGAAGCACGTCTGCAAGATACCAAGAACCGTCAGAACAGCATCGAAATGGATGATGAAGAACTACAAGGACTGTGGGATGACATCCAACTCAATCTTCTCTTGGACGCAGAAGAAGCTTATAAGTGGGCAATAGAAAATGGCATCGCCAAAGAAGTTGCTCGCTGTGTTCTTCCTGAAGGTCTCACTATGTCACGGCTTTATATGTCAGGAACACTCCGTTCATGGATCCACTACTGTGAATTACGTATGGGGAACGGAACGCAGAAGGAACATAGATTAATCGCAGAACAATGTTGGGAACAGATCGTGAAGAAGTTCCCTTCACTTAAGAATGTATTAGAATAATAACCAATCAACCAGGAGCCGTTAATGTATATTGACACCAAGAAATTTCTATCCGACACAAAATTCTATGAAGGTTACGCTCGCTATGATGATGCAAAGCAGCGATACGAAACATGGGATGAAGCAGTCGACCGAGTCATGGACATGCATAAGGAAGTTTATGCAGATAAGATGAATGACAAACTTGCCGCATTTATAGATGAGGCAACCACTGCTTATAAGGAAAAGCGTGTTCTTGGTGCTCAGCGTGCCTTACAGTTTGGAGGTGATCAACTTCTAAAGCATCAGATGAAGATGTATAATTGCACATCATCTTATGCAGATCGTCCTGAGTTCTTTGGTGAGTTCTTCTACATTCTTCTTTGCGGCGCCGGTGCAGGTTTCTCAGTGCAAAAGCATCATGTTGCAAAGTTGCCAACCATTCAACCACGTACCAAGCAACCTAAGACACACGTAGTCGAGGATAGCATTGAAGGTTGGGCAGAGGCACTGGACGTCCTAATGTCATCATATTTCGCTGGCGGCGGCAAGCATCCCGACTTTGAAGGTCGTAAGGTTTATTTCGATCTGACAAATATTCGTCCAAAGGGTTCTAAGATTTCTGGTGGATTCAAGGCGCCTGGTCCTGAACCACTACGTCTTGCACTTGACAAAATTGAATATATATTACAAGGTATTGCTTTGTCCTCAAAGGGTGCTCGTTTGAGACCCATTCATGTTTATGATATTTGTATGCATGCTGCAGATGCTGTGCTGTCTGGCGGTGTTCGCCGTTCAGCAACAATCTGTTTGTTTAGCCCTGATGACGATGAAATGGCAAAGGCAAAGACAGGTAATTGGTTCATTGATAACCCACAGCGTGGGCGCTCTAATAACTCTGCCGTGATTGTTCGTAAGGATGCAACCCGTGAACAATTCCATGATTTAATGCAGAGTATTAAGCAATTCGGTGAACCAGGATTTGTTTTTGTCGAGTCAACGGAACATACCACCAATCCGTGTGTAGAGATTGGAATGTATCCACAAATTGATGGCAAATCTGGTTGGCAAGGATGTAATCTTACTGAAATTAATGGTGGTATGTGCGTTGACGAAGAGTCATTCTATAAGGCCTGTCGTGCAGGTGCTATTCTCGGCACATTGCAGGCAGGTTACACGAACTTCAAGTTCTTGTCAGATGTATCAAAGCAAATCTTTGATCGTGAGGCTCTTTTAGGCGTTTCTATCACCGGTTGGATGAACAACCCCAAAATTCTTTTCGATGAAAAGATTCTGGAAAAGGGTGCAGAAATTGTACGACAAGTCAACAGAGAGATGGCTGCTCTTCTTCGTATTAATGCCGCTGCTCGCACCACTTGTGTTAAGCCTAGTGGCAACGCTTCTGTTCTTCTTATGACTGCATCGGGCATCCATGCAGAACACTCACCTATGTATATTCGTCATATTCAGTTGAATAAAGAAACAGAAGTAGCACAGTTAATCAAGAAGACCAATCCATATATGGTCGAAGAGTCTGTTTGGTCAGCGACTAAGTCAGATTACGTTGTCGCTTTCCCTGTTGTCGCTCGTAAGGGTTCGCTATACAAGGAAGAACTCATTGGCGTAAAGCATCTTGAACTTGTTGCAAAAGCACAAAAGCATTGGGTCAACGCAGGAACCAATGTAGAATTGTGTGCTGATCCTAACGTCCGTCATAACGTATCAAACACCATTATGGTTGATGACTGGGATGAAGTTGAAGAGTTTGTTTTTAATAATAGAAATTCATTTGCGGGTATCTCATTCATTAGTATGTCTGGTGATAAGGACTATGCACAGGCACCAAACACCAAGGTTATTGATGCTAAGGAAATCGTAAAGACATACGGAACAGGTGCTGTATTTGCATCAGGTCTTGTTGTCGAAGCGTTGAAGGCATTTAGCGGTTTGTGGATGGCATGTATGACTGCCAATGGTTACGGCGAAGATATTTCATCAGAAGATAACGTAAATCTATTGAAGAAAGATTGGGTTCGTCGTTTTGATAAGTATGCATTGAATTATTTCAATGGTGATAAGAAGCAAGCAGAATATTGCCTTAAGGATGTTTACAATCTTCATAAGTGGGAAAAGATTCAACAGAATCTAGTTGAAGTCGACTGGGTTGATCAGCTTGTAGAAAAGAAATTCATCGATATAGATACCATGGGTGCCGCTGCTTGCGTAGGTGTAGGCGGTGCCGAAGGTTGTTTAGTTTAAGGAGACAAACATGAGCTGGAAGGGTGGTTCAGAAATAATATCATTAATCATTTCAAACGTTAAAGATAAAATGGATTCAGAAGATCGTGAGACACTATATAAGGAGTTGATCGAATACTTCGAAGAAGCAGATTGTGATACACTATATGAGTGTTTGAAAGAAGACGCTGTATTTGATAAGGTCTATGGTGAGTATAGTTACTTTGCTCTTTCTGATGAAGAAGTAAAGGGTGAGGACTGGGACCCGCAAGGTCACGAAAACTTTTAATAAAACTCATAAATACTCCGAAAGGAGTATATTATGTGGTTATATGAGAATAAAGAATTTACGAGCGAAGAGATCGGTGACTATATAGGATTTGTCTATCTAATCACCGATCTTTCCAATAATAAAAAATACATCGGTAAGAAATTATTTGTCTCAACAAATAGATTGCCGCCGTTAAAAGGCAAAACAAGAAAAAGAGTTGTCAAAAAAGAATCTGACTGGAAGACCTATTATGGTTCTTCTGAAGAAGTTAAAGCTCTAGTCGAGCAAGGAATTTCTTTTAAAAGAGAAATCTTACATCTTTGTAAGACAAAGGGTGAGATGTCCTATATGGAAGCAAAACTGCAGTTTCAGTATGACGTTCTTCTAAGAGACGACTTCTACAATGCCTTTATTGGCTGTAAGATCCACGAAAAATCTGTAAAAGGCCTAAAAAATACCGGTTGACAATATTCCGAATAATATGCTATATTGGGTTTATCGCTGATTGACAGCGTGTTAACAAAACTGATGGAGAACTATATAATGTCGAAGACCCGTGATTTTCTTTCCGCTCTCAAGTCTGGCCAGCGTTTGACTGCTAAGCAGGCTATGCACCGTTTTGACTTCGTTAGCGAAGATGCGGTTCGGGCTCAGGT